GCCAAGAAGCCGAGGGCAGGTGGCTCTGCCTCGAACTCCTATGCGGGCTCTGGCGGGCTAATCCTTAAGAAAATTACAGCAGTTTCTAGCGGAAGTCTGGAAATGAGTGGGACGGGCAACCTCCTGCTTTCAAAGCCAGAATACCTAGGAATATCACTGTTCTTCGGGCTGATTCGCGTAACGAGTTCGTCTCACCCATCGAGGGTGTCTGGACGAAAGGGGCCGAGCACGACAGTAAGAGGCTCAGAGTCTAAAACGGCAAAAATCTCTGTATCAGGGAGAGGGTAATGGCAGCAATTGAAGTAGGCGGGTCTTACCGTACCTCAATAACGGTAACGGATGCCAGCGGTAACCCCGTCGATGCTTCGACGGTGGTGCTGACTGTTACCCTCCCCGATCAGACCACGGTTACACCGGCTGTTCAGCAGGACAGCACAGGTAATTACCACGTCGATTACGTGATGACCCAGCAGGGTCTTTACAAATTTCAGTGGACCACGACTGGCCCGAATACGAGTCAGACGGACTACCAGAGTGCGACGGTATTTCGCTCAATCGTGGGCCTCGATGATGTCAAGTCGTTCATCAATTTCGATAGCGAAAGCAATGAAGATATATTGCGTTCGATTATGTCTGCGGTGACAGAGCTAATCGAGAACATCGTTGGCAACTGCGTATTGCAGACCTACACCGACGACAGGATTACCGGCAGGTCGGCTCAAGTGCTGAGGCTGCCTCACGCACCGCTGCCAGATGAAAACGCCATTACCTCCATTTCGTCAATGTGGCCCGGTGGTCCTGTATGGACTAGCGCCAATGAAGATTTCATGGTGTTCCCCGATAGCGCAACTGTGATGCTGGCTTCTTATCTCCCGTTCTACCTTGGACCGTGGAAAGCTACTTACACGGCAGGTCGGAGGATTATTCCCCAGAAGATTCAGCTTGCGGCATATGAGGCTATCTACGATCTATGGTCTTCCCAGCGGCCTTACGGCATGGATCAGCTTGAGCCGGGACCAGAGGAAACGGCCAAGTGGGAAGTAATGGTCAATACTTACAAGCTGCCCCCGCACGCTATGGCGCTGCTCGACGGGGACGAGATTCCGGGGTTCCGGTAATGAATAGTACGCTATTCATCCTTCGGTCCCTAATCGTAGATTGGGGGACCTAATGGCTATATCGACCTCAATTCATGATGTCATCCTCACCGTAGTTTCTACGATGCAGGGTGCCGTTACCTACGAAGTGTTTGACGGCCCACCTACCAAATTGCCGGGCAGGAAAGAAACTAAGTTTCTAGTCATCGGCGCGGAATCCCCTCTTACCGATGACGAAGCTCCCGTTTATGACGCTGCGACGATGGCTCAGGAATGGAAGGGTCTTGGCCAGAAGCGCCGCGAAGAGGAAATCCGTATCAACTGCGTGGCAGTCGGTAAGTCAACCACGGTGGCTATCGCTCGTGGGCTCGCAGTAGGAATCCTAGATGACATTGCTACAAATCTGCCGGTTCATCCGGGTAGTGACAATACATACAACGCGCTGATTTCCGAGGTTAATTCTACTCGTGTTCGCAATGTACCCGGTGGCGCTGTTGTGCAGATTCAATTCACCATTTCAGCGCACGCGAATCTATTCTAAGGAAATTACATGCTAAAGCGTTATGTGGGCCAGTTCAGTCCCGTGACTGTTGTCATTGCTGGCGAAGATTTCGGGCTGGTCGAGACGGGCGACACCATTGTAGTGCCCGACGATCTAGCTAACTCAGTTGCCTGGGCCGAAGAAAATTGGGCTGACGGCACTCCCGCCAAGGACAATTCAGAAGAGAGTGATAACTAATGGCAACTGGTTCAGGTCTTGATGCCCAGCTTGGGGTAAAGGATGAAGTAACCGTTGGAACTGCGGTCACGCCCGACCACTTCTTTGAGTTCGACAACGAACAGCTTACCAACCAGCCGAGCTATATCGAGGGTTCCGGCATTAAGGCCGGGCGTAAGTTTAAGAGTGTTAACCAGGCCGGTATTGCGCGTCAGGCCGCAAACGGTAAGGTCGAGATTCCTGTCATGATGAAGGGTTTCGGTTGGTGATGGAAGCACCTTATTGGTTCTACGGCTAACCCGGTTCAGATCGGTACTGAGACTGCGTACAAGCAGATTCATGTACCTGCGGGTCTTCGTGGTGTGTCGTTTACTTGTCAGATCGGCCGACCGGAAGAGAACACCGGGACTGTGCAGCCATATACGTACAATGGCTGTAAGGTTACTGACTGGAACCTTACCTTTGCTGACAACGCAAACACGCTGCTCGACTTCACTGTTGATGCGTTTACGGAAGTTACCGCAACTGGGCTGGCTACGGCCAGTTATGTTACCGGAGCACAGATTTACAACTTCTCGCACGTCAACAACTTCAAGATTGGCGGCACGGCAACTACCGCATCGGGTGAAACCACTATTGCGGGTTCTACTGCGGTTGCATCGGTTGTGTCTTCGATGACCATTACGGGTAAGAACACGCTGGAAACGACCCGGTATGGTCTGGGCAACTCCGGTGTTAAGAAGGAACAGCTTGAGACGGACTTTACCTCTATTACGGGGACGTTCAAGGGTGAATTCCTCCAGTCCGATTTCCAGTCTATCTTTAGTGGCGGTACTACGACTGCTATTCAGATCGACTCGCAGGGGCCGGTTATTCAGGGTTCGGATCACTACCTGCTGAGCGTAATCATGCCAGCCTGTAAGATCACCAAGGCTGCTCCGTATGTGTCAGGCCCCGGCCTGGTCACGGTAGACGGCGAATTCATGGTGTATGACCCGGATGACGGGTCTAACCCGCCATTCCAGCTCAAGTACGTGAGCACCGACACCGTAAGGTAATTGTGTGGGCGAACGGGCCGCATTAGCGGCCCTTCGCTCCCTTTTTTTGATTGCATACAAACCATCCTAAGACTGGAAAGAGAGTTGGGATAATGCCGCTCATTACGATCAAAGACTGCGAGAACTGCAAAATCGATCACGAGTGGTTCTTTGATGGCGCAAAGCTTAAGGAATTGCGCCTGATTAAGAAGCTCACCGGAATGGGCCAGAAGGCTTTTGCCGAAGCAGGCGATGAAGGTGACCCGGAAGCGCTCGCGGCCCTGATCTACATTCTCCACATGCGGGACAGGATCAAGATTCCCTTTGATGACATTGACCTTGACTTCAAGAACTTCTCGATGGAACCAACCGAGCAGGAAATTAAGGACATGGAAGCGGCTATTGCCGAGCTGGAAGACCCAAAAGAGGAAGCGGAGCAGGACGAAACACTGACCCCGAGTGGCCCGACAAGCGAGGCGGACTAGAGTCTCAGGCTCTTAGTTACGCCGCTGACATCTGGGAAATGTACGGAGTCAACGCGCTGGATATCTGGGAGCTTCCCGCAGAGCACTTCTTTGCAATGGTACGTCAGGTTGATGCCGCACGACTAGAAGCTAAGAAATCGAGGCCGAGCAGTGGACAGTAATCTCAGGAAAAAGCTAGAGCAGGGCGCAGACATCGTAAAGAAGGAAGCTCAGCGAATTGCCAGAAGCTTCTCTATCCGTACCGCCGATGCTACTCATGTCGTCTCGAATGCTGATGGCGTTAGCGTGGAGACGAATAGCGAAGAGGCACCAATGGCCCGCCCTTTTCAGGGCGGTCTGCGCCACCCTTTGTTTGGAGACAGAAAACACTGGTATCCCCAGCCTTACTACCCGTACATGACCCTAGCCTGGGAAATCAAGCGACCGGAAATGGAAAAGAAGGTAGCGGAATGGGCCGAAGAGGAATTTCAGCGGAAGATGCGATAAGCGAGCCCATTTGGAAGAGGTAAGTCGATGACAACCCAGGCGAATGTAGCACTGCGCTTTGTGATGTCGGGGCAGAATTCTGTCATCGGCATCATGGACCGTATTTCCGGCAAGAAGCGGGACCTCGAACGGCCGGTAGATGTCCCTATCACGGCCAATGACACCGAAGCGCAGATCAGATTCGACCGGGTTAAGGGCGAGCTTGATGACCTGAATAAGCGGGTTGCTACGTCTCGCCTGACCGCTAACAATGTAGAGGGCCTGGCCAAGGTCGCGGAATTTAAGATTGAGCTGCGTAAGCTTAATGATTACGTGTCTCGCCCTACTATTTCCGATCGAGGGCTGGACCGGACGGAATTGCGTCTTCTAAGGTTGCTTGCCACCCTAAAGAAGATTGATAATACTCACGCAAGGTTCAGCATTCGCGGGGTAATGTCAAAGATTCCCGGCTTCGGCGGCGGCGGTGGCGACAGTATTGATAGCTTGCTGGGTGGTGGCAGCGGTAGCGGTGGATCGTCTAATAGGCTGTTCCAGGGTGTTAGTGGCGTCGGTTCCGGCGCTAGTGCGACAGTTGTCGAAGCCCTGACTAGTCCTGCTGGTGCTGCGGCTGGTGCTGCGGCACTTCCGTTCCTGGGTACTCTTCTGGGCGGTGCCGGTACTGGATTCCTGGGTGCTGGGCTTGCAGGTCTGGGTATTGCTGGCGCTATTTCCGGCAGTCAGAAGTCCGCTCAGACTCCCGTCAACAAGGCAGCTCTGACCGCAGCGTCAGACAAGCTTACTGCGGCGCAGTTCCGCGAGGCAGAGGCTCAGGATAAGCTTAATAAGCTGGAAAACTCTGGCAAGGCTACTGCCGCGCAACTGGCTGCTGCTCACGCAGTTCTGGCTAGTTCTCAGGGCACAGTTGCAACGGCGCAGGCTAATTACAACAAGCTACAGGATGCTGCCACTGCCGGTAGTCCTAAGCTTGCTAATGCCCTTAAGCTGCTGGGGAACAATGCTGTCCAGGGATGGCAGAAGATTTCGGTTCCTTTCCAGGGCGCACTGCTCAAGATCGTAAACGCTGGCGAGCAGGTTCTACCCAAGGTTCTTAAGCCTCTCGGCGCAGCCTTTCAGGCTATGGCGGGTCCGGTAAGTACCCTCGGTGTAGCTATTGCTAATTCGTTTGGGTCGCCCGCTGTAGGCACCGCGATTAAAACTGTAGCTCAGGCATTCAACGAATTCCTAGCTGCATTTACTCCGCAGATTCCCGGCATTGCTAACGCCCTTGCTAACGGTGTCACGGGGATGGCCTCGGCCTTTACCGACCACCCGGACATGATCAAGGGAATGTCGGCTATCGTGACATTCCTTCTTAAGTTGCCGGGCTATGTTGTAGGTGCTCTCGGGTCACTGACTCGCGTTAGTCACTGGCTTGTGTTTGATTTCCCTCACGCTGTTTCTATCGGACTGGACGCGGCACGCGAAACCTTCGTTGGTGTCGGCCATAACATCGAATCGGCTTGGGATGGTCTCTGGGGTAATGTCGGCAGCGTTACGGCCACGTCTTCTTCCAGTGTTCTAGGTGCT